ATCATCTTCTTAGACCACCCATGGAATGATGGAGTATATGAGCAGTGTGTGGATAGATGTCACAGAATTGGTCAGAGTGAGAAAGTTACTATCTACAATATTATGTGTAAAGACACTATCGATGAGAGAATTTGGGAGCTTGTTAAGAAGAAAGGCAAGATGTCAGATGTTTTAGTTGATAATGAATATGGTAAGATTGATAAAGCTACAGTTGAATATTTACTTAGTTAAAAAGAAATTAGCTCCCACAAAATGTGAGAGCTAAAATCTAGGAAATTTAAAAATGCTTATGGCTCAAAAACATGAAGGTAAATGCTTTCTAACACAAGTATATCACAACAAAAAGGAAGGAGACAAGATATTATGCAAAGATTTTTAAAGATAGAGGAGATTGCTATGACAATAGGCTCTTCTGTACAAACAATTAATAACTGGTATCGCTGGAAAAAGATTCATCCAGAAAGTGAGTATGCAAATTTACTTCCAGATTATTTTCAGGATGGCCCAAAGCAGACACGCTACTGGAAAGCAGAAGATATTTGGAAGTTAATTGAATTTAAGAAGTCAATCCCACACGGCAGAAATGGCGTATTGGGAGACATAACTCAACCACGAAAAAAGGAGGAATAGAGAAGTGGAAATCAACAAAAAAGAATTTGACAGCATGGTAGATGATTATGTTGTCGCAAAAAAGAAGGAGCAGGAAGCAAGCAAGATTACAAAAACATTAGGTAATCAGATTAAGAAGTATTTAGCAGAAGATAATCTCACAAGCTATAGTACAGAAGAATCAACCGTAAGCATTCAATCCCGTACTTCTGTCAGCTTTGACGAAGAATTGCTCATTGAGTTTTTAAAGAGCGAAGGATTGACACGTGGGCTTGTTAAAAAGAAAGAGTATGTTGACTTTGATGCTTTAGAGTCAGCTATATATCGAGGCAAGCTCAGTGATGAGCAGATTAAGGAACTCGATAAGTTTAAGGTAGAAAGAGTTTCACAGGCATTAGTTATTAAGTAGGAGGAAAATGTTATGTATATTCCAGAATTTTGGGCAGGAGTATTGCTCACAGTAACAGTTGAAATGGCAGGTATCTTTATCGCCGCAATTATATTCAATTCAAGGAGGAAGAAGTAATGTACGAACCAAAAGCTGAAACAAGCACAATCAAATTTACAAGTCGTTGTGCTATAAAGGCAGGAGATAACTATTATACAATCGAAGCTACAGAAGAAAGAAACATCTTTCCTGACATGGCAGGAGTAGATTTAGAGAAAGAGTGGGACGCTTTATGTAATAGCGTTAATAGTTGCACAGACAAACAGGTAGAGGATATCTATGAGTATATAATCAAGAAGAAGAAATAATCTCCTGTTGTGTTTTATATTAGACGATGATAAAATACAGATAAGCTCAGAGATGAGCATAAAGAACTCACTTTCTTTATAAAAATGTTTGTTTCGTTGGGAAAAGCTATCAGAATAATCTGGTAGCTTTTTTCTTTATGCTATGTTACAATATAAGTGGCAAGAGAATCATCTTGTAAGTGTCCTGAGAAAGAGTATGTGTATTGCATACTCTTTTTCTTTTTGTTATAATATACGTGTTATATATAATTTAGTACGTCTATGTTGATGGCAAAAAGCTTGCAGATAAACTCCCCACCGGTCTGCAAGCTTTTTGTATTTGTGAAAATTCTGTGTTGACAAATATGTTACAGAATGTTACTATATAAGAGTCATAAGACATTGCAACTGAAAGTAGTGCTCGATGCTTTCAGCGGAGAAAACTACATAAATCAGTTGCTTCAAAAAGCTCTTTCACTTTGGTGCGAGCACACCACTGTTGAAAGGGCTTTTTGATTTGTAAGAAAGGAGAGAATAATGAGAAGAGGTATAACAGTAGAATTAAATAACTGCATAAACTCTGTTACAATATCAAAATCCTTATTGCGTGACAGAGAATTATCATTATCAGCTAAAGGACTATTAGCATTACTATTTGCTTGTCCTACAGATTTGAATGAGGGTGAAGATTTAGCTTTTATATTAGGTCAGTATTGTAAAGAGGATGTACAAGAAATAGAAAGACTAATATCTGAACTTGAACAAAGAGGATATATAGAAGGTAAAATTACAGATGATGATTGTAAGCTATGGGCATACGATGACAGTCTGTTAAACTAGAGGAGAGATAATTTTTATGGAAAACAGAAATCTATTAAGCTCTACACATATTGAAGGGTGGATGATGAGAGGTTTGCATTTAAAAGGAAACGAGCTTCTTGTATATGCGGTCGTATATAATTTCTCAAAAGATGGTAAATCTGAATATAGGGGAGGTAGACATTATCTTTCCCAATCTTTAGATGTATCGTTTTCATCTATTGATAGGGCTTTTAAAACTTTAGTAGACAAGGGGTTGATTATAAAAGAGCAATTTATTTGGAAAAATATGACTTGCAATAATTACAAAGCTGATTTATCTAAAGTGTCACAGTATTTTATTGAGGAAGAGTATAACCCTAGTCAAAATGAATACCCTAGTCAAAATGACGAGGGCCATAGTCAAAATGATGACTATAAAATAAATATAAATAAAAATAAAGTAAATACTAAAGTATTTACTGCCGGAGAACCGGCATCTACTAATAAAATAAATCATAATCGTAATTTTAGAAATAACTATGATGCTGTTGTAGATGAGCTAGATAGTTTAGGCGAAATTGTAAGAAGAGAAGAAGAAAGCAAGGCTAAGAACAAAGAAAAAAAGAAAACTCTTTATCAGAAATGTTGTGATGCTATCTTAGATGTTACATACAATTTCTCGCCTAATGTACAAAAGGTATTAAACGATTATTTAGCAATATTGTTATCTAACAAAGATATTAAGGGTATAAATCAGTGGAATTATAGATTAAAAGCTTTAGTAGGACTATCTACAGATTCAGAAACACAGGTAAAAATAGTAGAGCAAAGTATAAATCAAGGATTAGTTGGCTTTTCAGCTTTAGATAGAGTCAGAAAACCATTTGATAAATCACAGTATAATAATAGTCAGTATAATAATAGTCAGTATAATAATAGACAGAGTAAATTTGAGCTTGGAGAAGTGATTCCTACTCAGATGACTCATGAAGAGATATTAGCGGAGAAGCAAAGGCGATTAGATGCTGGAGCTAAAATATATTAAAAGGAGCGTTAAAATGACACATTTCAATAAGATGATAGATTTTCATAATCTATATTTAATACCAGAGATTCAGATAGTAATAGATATGCCACAATATACGTGCCATAATCTGAGTATAGAGTTGCATTTTCTAGGATGGCACTGTAGATGGTTAATACTTAAGGAGGATAAGTGATGAGAGAGTGGTATGAAATAAGTTTTACACCAACACATACATCATGTAAAAGTCAGCATTATAACTGTGTGACTGATTTGGAAGTAGGCGGTAAGACTATTAGACAGTGGGAGCTCGATGCCTATAACAGAGGATTTGATGATGCATTATTATATTTGCAAAGTCATATTGATGACTTAAAGAAAAGAACTAGGGAGTATTAATAATGAGAAAATGGACAGAAGAGTACGAGCCTAATGAGTATGAAAGGCATCTATTACAGAGAGCTAATATTCCAGAGTATAGATGGGTAGAAGAAGATTTAATACCACAGACTTGTGATGAAGAAGCATACTCCAGACTAGCCAGAATAAGAAATGAGCTGTCTGAATTTGAGTTAGTAGAGAAGAATAACATAGTGATATGTGGAAGTGCTCTAGGCTGTGGAAAAACGTCTTGGGCGTATAAGTTATTATTAACTCATATAGAGAATAACTGGAAAAAGATATACGCCGAAGATTTTGCTGTGTCTGATAAGATGTTTGATATAGCATTATTTTTGCCTACAGTTCCATTTCTAATTGATGTGAAGCAGTTCAACAATAAGAAAAGTGGAGAGATGTACGAGAGGGCAAAGCAGACAGATTTCTTAATATTAGACGATATCGCCGCTGTAAATATGAGTAATTATGATTATAATGTTTTATATGCTGTAGTTGAGACTAGATTAATTAATCATAAGCCTACAGTATTTACAACAAACCATACTAGCTATGAAGAAGCTAATAAGGTATTAGGCTCAAGACTTGCTGAGAGAATATGGAAAAACTCAAAGATAATTGAGCTAAAAGGAAGCGGAATGAGAGGATAATGTAATGATTATATCAGTTCAGATATTGAGCAAGGTGCTAGATACTAAAGATTATAGTATCATTGAGGATAACTTGCTCACACAAGATATGTTTGTCGGCTATGAGAAGGAGTTTGAGTTCATAGCTGAACACTACCACGATTATGGAAGTGTGCCAGATAAAGAATCATTCTTAGGTCACTTCCCTAATTTCACATTAACAGAAGTGTCTGAGTCAGACGATTATCTTGTGGCAGAAATGAGGGAGCAAAATCTCTTTGATAAGTCTGTAGTAGCAATACAAAAAGCGGCAGACTTACTGCAAGAGGATAGTAATAAAGCTGTAGAGTTTCTAAGGTCACAACTAGAAACAACTTTACAGCCCCATTATAGCTTCCATGATGAAGAAATCATCTCGAATGTAATGGAGCGAGTAGAACACTCTAAGAATATAGCATTCAGCCAAGGTGAGTTCTTTATTCCTACAGGATTTGAGGAGATTGATAGAGATACAAATGGACTGCAAAGGGGTAGTGAGCTTGCTGTTATCTTTGCTAGAACTAATAATGGTAAATCATGGATAGCTGAGAAGATGGCAAAATTTATGGCAGAGATAGGATTTAATGTAGGTTATTTCTCACCAGAAATGAGTGCTAGAGATTTAGGTTATCGTTTTGATACTTTGCATGGTAATCTGTCAAATAACCAAGTCAGATTAGGACGATTTAATGATGAGTTTTCTATTGCAGACTATGAGCAGTACGCTGAGGAATTAAAGAAGTTGAAAGGTAAGTTCTATGTGACTAAGCCTAAAGACTTCGCAAGAAAAGTCACTGTATCAAAGCTCAGAAACTGGATAAAGCAAAGAGAGCTTCACGTACTGTTTATAGATGGTATCAAGTATCTGACAGACGAGAGATACAAGAGAGGCGACAGCACTACAATATCATTGACAAATATTTCAGAAGACTTGATGGATTTGTCAGAAGAAATGGGAATACCTATTGTAGTTGTAGTTCAAGCTAACAGAGGTGGAGTATTAGATAAGAATAGCTTAGAGACTCCAGAGCTTGAGAACATTCGAGACAGTGATGGTATAGCTCAAAATGCAAGTATCGTATGGGCTTTAAGACAGATAAAGACAGAGACCGCAACATTCGCATTGATTGACAATAAGAAGATGAGAAACGGTGAGAATGGGCAGTCATATAAGTATCGTTGGGATATTGATAGAGGTAAGTTTGAGTCTGTAAAATCAGAGGATATAGATGTAAAGCAAGACGATGAGAATTTTTCTCAGTATGCCAAAGAAGAAAAAGAAGTAAAGGGCGGAAATAAACGAGATAGAAGAAGGAATGTGGAGGATGATTATTAATGATTTTCGATGTAATAAAATATTTAGAAGAGGAGATACAGAGAGAGAGGAGGCTGAGCATGATGAAAGGATAGCTTGGGAAGAAGAAAACTATTTATACAATCCTAATGAAGATGCAGGAGACAGAGATTAAATGAACATTAAGAATGTGGAGATAGTACAACCATTAGAAGATATATTATCTCAGCTCAGAGCAGAGCTACATATAAAGGGTATAAAGCTGTTAGAGAAAGACCCTAGAGAAAGTGGTCACAATATACAGTGTCAGTGTATCTATCATGGTAATGGACAAGAGCGTAAGCCATCTATGGGTATAGATAAAAATAGCGGAGTAGTTCACTGCTTCGCTTGTGACACTACTGTAGGTTTAGATGAGTTTATATCTAACTGCTTTGGGTATAGCGATAACGGAGCTTATGGATGGTCATGGCTAATACAGAATTTTGTTACTTTAGAAAAGGGAGAAGGAAGAGTTGTCAACTTCAGAATGGGCAATCGTAGGAACAGTAATATTGATACTGATAGCTGTCCTACGTTCGTAAGCGAAGAGGAGTTAGATAAGTATAGGTATTATCATTCATATTGGGAGAAGCGAGGTATTAAAGAAGATTGGCTGATTGAGCTATTCGATTTGGGATATTCCCCTAGCGAAAAGATGATAACGATGCCAAACTTCAATAAAGATGGCGACTGTGAGTTTGTAGCAAAGCGAAGTGTAAAGACCAAGTTCTTCTCATATCCGTCAGGTAGCGCAAAGCCAGTATATGGTATATATCAGCTCTACCAGTTAGATGAGTTTCCTAAGGAAGTATGGATAACGGAATCTATGATAGACTGTCTTAGACTGTGGCAAGTCGGTAAGTTTGCTTGTGCATTGAATGGTCTCGGAACACAATCACAATTTAAAGCTTTATCTGATATGCCTTGCAGAGCATTTGTACTTGCGACAGATAACGATGAAGCCGGCCGTAATGCTAGACAGAGAATCAAAGAAAGTGTAAAGCATAAGTTATTCTACGAGGCGATTATACCTACCCATAGGAAGGACATTGGAGAGATGACTGATGAGGAGATATTGAATATGGAAATTCTTATATAGCTTGCAAATGTAAATAAATCATGTTATCTTATTTGCATAAAATAGTTTATTTACATTAGGAGGTTGTGTATGGAAGAGTTATGGCGAGATGTTGTTGGTTATGAGGGTCTTTATCAGGTTAGCAATTATGGTAATGTACGCCAACTTGAGTTTACTACAAATATAAACGGTAAGTCATATACTAGACACGAAAAGATTAAGAAACTTACTCAAGTGGGTAATTATTATAAAGTAGGTCTAACAGATGCTTGCGGTAAAAATAAACTGTTTCTTGTACACAGACTTGTAGCCGAAGCATTTATACCAAATGACGATGAGTCAAAGGACTGCGTTAATCATAAAGATGAGAACGGCTTAAATAACCAAGTAGATAATTTAGAGTGGTGCACTAGGACGTATAATGATAATTATGGCACTAGAAATAGACGATTGAGCGAATCAGGTAAGAAGTGGCATGAAGAGCATAAGGATGAATTTGTTAAGAGATGTAAAAAGTATGCGAAGTCAGGTAAAGATAGTCCAATGTATGGTAAGCATCATACCGATGAATCTAAGCGTAAGATGAGCGAATCAATAAGAAGAGGCTATGCGAACGGCAGAATACATCCAATGCTGGGTGTACATAGATATGGAGAAGATGCTCCTAGATATGGTGCTAAATTGTCAGAAGAGACTAAACATAAAATTAGTGTAGCAAATAAAGGTAGAAAGGTTAGTGATACTCGAAGAAAAGAATTATCAGAGCAAGTTAAGGGAAGAATTTTTGTAAATAATGGCAAAATAAATAAGCGTATCTATCCAAATGAGTTACAAAAATATGAGGAATTAGGTTATACTAAAGGAAGACTTACTCCATGGCAATAAATTGAGGTAATTATCTAAAATCTGTTGACAGCTATAAAAACGTGTTATATAATGTTTACATAGTCGAAAGACAAGCAGCCAAAGTAAAAAGTTTAAAAGAAAGGAAATTAAAGCTATGGCAAATGAAGTTGGTACAATCGGACAGATGTACGAAGACAGAAAGAGCGGAAAGCTCGGTGTATTGGAGAGCAGAGAGGAGAAGTACAAGACTCTCATGCTTAGGGGTGAGGACGGAAAGACTTTTAGTATTCAGTATTCTACATTTAGAAGTAACTGGAGAAAGTATCAAGGAGATAAGTTAATTCAGACATCTTCACAGACAGAAGCAGAAGCTCAGAAGCAGGAGACAGAAGCAGTTCAGGCTAAAGAAAATTTAGCTGAGCCTAAGAAGAGAGCTGATAAGAACAGCGATGACAGAAGAAAGAGTCCTATGTCAAGAGAAGATTTAGCTCAGTTACAGAAAGATGGCTCACTTGTAATTAAGACAGCATTTGACAAAGCTGGTATTGAGTTATTCACTCTTACACAGAAGTTTATGGCAAAGTCGAGCCAGACAAGAAGTACAATTAAGTGTGGTAAGCAGGAAATCGCTGAGATTTGGATTATGAAGGATAAGGACAATATTGGTAATGCTAAGTTCTTCATGCCAGAGATGCCATTCAGTAAAGCTGTATTCAGCAAAGCTGTAGGTGATATTGATGCTAAGAAAAGCACAAATCCAAAAGAGAAGCGACCAATTTCGTTTAAGATATCTACAGACAAGTTAGATGTGGCTATTTCAGATTTATTAAAGTCACTTGAGCCTGTCTTTAAAGATATAAAGGAAAAAGCAGAAAAAGAAGAAAAGGAGAACAAGTAAATCCAATGAGGTATGCTGACGGTAAATACAGACAGAAGAGTTATTATGTATATATGCACAAATGCCCTAATAGCAAAGTGTATATAGGTATTACTTGTCAGCAACCAGAATGTAGATGGAATGATGGCAAAGGATATGAACGTCAAAAATTGTTCTATAGAGCCATTCAGAAATATGGGTGGGAAAATATAGAGCATATTGTGTTAGAGTCTGATTTGACATTTGATGAGGCATCTAGTTTAGAAAAGGAGTTAATATCGAAGTATCGCTCTAATGACCCAGAGTTCGGTTACAATCTTACAGATGGCGGTGAAGGTACATCTGGATATCATCTAACTCCAGAGCAATTGGAGAGACATAGACAGAATAGTATCGGCAGGAAGCATAGTGAAGCCACAAAAGCTAAAATCTCAAGATTGAACAAGGGCAGAAAGCTCAATCTCACAGATGAGCAGAGAGCAAATTTGGCTGAGAGAGCTAAGAACTTACACGAGACTAATCGTGGTAGAGTTAAGAGCGAATCTGAGTGCGCCCACATAAGTGAGGGACTTAGGCGAGCGAGGTCTGAGGGTAAGAAATTTGGACATAATTCACCTCATTCAGAAGAGACTAAGCATAAGATAAGCTCATCGTTAAAAGGTAGGAAAAAGACACCTGAGGAGATACAAAAGCTATCATTAGCTACATCTAAATATTGGGAAGAAAAGAAAAGAACAAAAAGAACACGCAAACTATTTTAAACGAGAAAAAGGAGAAAAGTAAAATGAGATTCAATTACGATGATGCGGAGCATTATGGAGGAAGTGGAAATGGTGGTAGCTATTTCAAGCTCTCAAAAGATGGAGAGATAGCTAAGGTACAGTTTCTTGGAAATGATATGAATGATTTTCCAGGATATGCTGTGCACCAGGTAGAAGTTGGCGGCAATAAGAGATGGGTTAACTGTCTTAGAGAGTATCAGGACCCAGTTGATGTATGCCCATTCTGTGCCGCTAAGATTAAACAGCAGGCAAGACTGTTCATTCCACTCTACAATCTTGATGCTGACGAAGTTCAGGTTTGGGAGAGAGGAAAGAACTTCTTCCCAAAGTTAGCAGGTTATTGTGCTAGAAATCCAGAGGTTGTATCTGTAGTGACAGAAGTTGAGCGTCATGGAAAGCCTAATGACACCAGTACAACTTATGAGCTTTACTCTACTAAGGAAGTGCCAGAGAGAGACAAGCTCGAAGACTTTGAGGAAGAGATTCCAGAGATTATCGGCAGATATATCTTAGATAAGACTGCTGATGATATGGAGTATTATCTCGACCACGAAGAGTTCCCAAGCACTGATGATGGCAGTGACGAGGATGAAGCTCCAAAGAGAAGAGAGAGAAGCTCAGAAAGAGAGTCTGGTAGAAGCTCATCAAGAGAAGAGCGCAGACGTCCTTCGAGCAGAAGAAGAGAGGATGACTAATGGCAGGATTATTCAGTATACCACAGAGAAGTGTTTCTGATGCTGATATATTGAAGAAAGCCAAGTCAACAAAGAAAGCCCCTACTGCAAAACGCGGTGGGGGCATTGCTTCTAAAATAGCCAATATTCAGGCTATGGTAGAGAAATATCTAGGCAAGTACGCAGAAGAAACATTAATAATTCAAGATGAGCAAACCCTTATTGAGTATATTGATAAGTGTATTGAGAATAAGATTATCGGTATAGATACAGAAACAACAGGATTAGACCCAATGTTGGACGAGCTTGTAGGTATAAGTATTTACACCCACGATAGCAAGACAGCCTATATACCATTAAACCACAAATCGTATATTACGGGCCAGAAATCAAAGAATCAGTTGCCGATTGAATTTGTAGCTGAGCAATTTCAGAGACTTGAGGATGCTAATACATTTAATGTACTCTTTAACGCCCCATTTGATATTAGATTTATTTTAAATCACCTAGGAGTAAGACTACATTGCGATTGGGATTGCTATTTAGCGGCTAGATGTCTTAATGAGAATGAGGAAAGTAATGCTCTGAAAAAGTTGCATCAGAAGTATGTACTCAAAGGTAAAGAAGATGCATTTAAGTTTGATGAGCTGTTTAAAGGAATGACATTTGATTTAGTTCCTATAAAGACTGGAGCTATTTATGCCGCGCATGATTCTAAAATAACACTAGAGTATTATGACTATCAGAAGCAGTTCATTTATTATGAACCTGATAAAACGCCAGAAGATAGGAATGGTATGAATGGTGTTGCTTGGGTATTCTTCAATATAGAGATGCCTATGGTAGATGTTATAGTTGATATGGAGCAGACAGGAATTGAGTTTGATTTCGCTTATAATAATCAGCTCAAAGAGAAGTATCACAAGCTCCTGAAAGAGCGAGAGGCTAAGTTTCACGAACTATGTGAGATGTACTCAGAAGAGATAGAAGATTATATTGACGGTACATATAGCAATGATGTGTATGTATATCCAGACGGTAAAACTTCTGTAGGTAAAAATAACTCTTTCGGTATAAGTACGGGTCAAAAATCTACTAATAGAGTTCAGTTAGAGAATCCTATAAATATAAAGTCATCTCAGCAGTTAGCTGTATTGCTTTATGACATAATGGAATTAGATGCTCCTATAGATAAAAAGACAAAGAAGCCAGTAAGAAGCACTAATGAGGAGACATTAAAGAAGCTCAAGAATCCAATAGCTGATGCTATTTTGGATTATCGAGAGTTCTCCACAATCGTAAGTACATTTATTGATAAACTTCCAGAGTGTGTGAATCCAAATGATGGCAGAATACACTGTAAGTTTAATCAGTATGGAGCTGATACTGGTAGAATGTCAAGTAGCGACCCTAACCTACAGAACATCCCCTCCCATAACAAAGAGATTAGAAAAATGTTTAAGGCTACTGATGGTTATGTTATGATGTCAGCAGATTTCAGCCAGCAAGAGGTTAAAGGCATGGCTCAGATGTGTGGTGATGAGACAATGGCAGAAGCATTTAGACAAGGCAAAGACTTCTATGCTCAGATTGCCAGTGTAGCGTTCAATAGAGACTATGAAGACTGCCTAGAGTTCAGACCTGATGGTACAACAAATCCTGAGGGAAAAGAGCGAAGAAGCCAGGCAAAAAGTATCTTGCTTGGAATTAACTATGGACGTGGGGCTGCCAGTATCGCAGAGCAGTTAGGCTGTACAAAGCAGAAAGCTGAGAAGATTAAGGAAGATGTGTTCAAAGGATTTCCAGCTATTGAACAGTTTGAAGCTGACAGTAAAGCTATGGCAGAAGAGCTTGGCTATGTCACAACATTATGGGGCAGAAAGAGAAGACTGCCTGTAATGAAGTTGCCAGACTATGAATTTAGTTACGCAGAAGGACACAGCTTATCAGATGACCCATTAGATTTTAGTGGAGGTTTGCCTTTTGATGAAGATGGAAATCCTGTCGAGCAATTTGTAGATGATGTGCCTGATGAAATCATCAATAAATATTGTAAGCGTTTAGCTAATGCATGGGGCGATAAAAAGAAATCTGTCATAGCTCAGGCTAAAGATGAAGGCATAATAATTACAGACAACTCAAAAGAGAGAGTAGATGCTACAAGACAGATAGTAAACTCTCGAATACAAGGTACTGCCGCTGACCAATCTAAGTTGGCTATGATAGCTCTGAACAATGATGCAAGATTGAAAGAGCTAGGATTCAGAATGCTGATTCCTGTGCATGATGAAGTTATAGCAGAATGTCCTGAGGAAAATGCAAAAGAAGTGGCTGAGAGATTTGCTTACATTATGTCGCATTCTGGAGGTGATAAATTTACAATACCTATTAGCTGTGATGTCGCTGTATCAAAATGTTGGTATGGAGAGGAGATTAGATTATGATGTCTGCAATATTCATATTGTCGCATCAGAGAGCAGATAGGGTAGAAACTTATTCTACCCTAGAAAGCTCTGGAGCTAACATGGATAATGTCTTTGTCGTGATAGATGATGAAGATACACAGCACACAAGCTACCTGGAACGATTTGGAGAGCATTTGATTGTGTTCAACAAGCAAATTTATGTAGAGACAGTTGACACGCTAGAGACAGCAAAATTGAGAGCCTCAGCAGTATATGCCAGAAATGCTGT